CTTTAGGTTTAACTTCATCGTCAGGCTCAGAAACAAAATCCTCTAGTCTAGTGTATAGGCTAGGGTCTTTCTCCATCAAAGCCATTGATGCTGCAACTAACTGACTTAGATGTAATAAACTACGTTTACTCTCTTCATCTAGATTAGATTTCTGTGATGCTATAATGTTTAGTTCCACTTCGCCAGTCCAATAACTACCCTCACACTTAGGTAGTAATTCTATAAAGCATGAGTTAGGGTTTCTTGTTTCTAATATATCATTCATAATATTATCTCCTTATCTTTGTACCTGAAAATTTAATAAAGTTCAAGTGTTTATTTTTACCTTTTTCTTTTAGCCAATCTTCAGGTATGATTCTGTCATAATACCTAAAACCATGCTTAATGCACCATTGCCCATAATTAGATTTAGCACCTTTACTAAGCTTACTTCTGCTATTAGTAAAGACAAATCTAATATCTAATTTAGGATGTTGCTTCTTTATGCAGAGATGTTTCTTTCTGTCTGCAGCTAAGAACCTTCCTTTAGTTTCTATTATTATACCATTGTTTAATATGAAGTCTGGAGTATAGGTACGGTAGGTTAAATCTTCCCATTCTATCTTCATTGACTCATACATAAATGTATGTTTCAACTTCTTTAGATATAAAGATATAGAGTGTTCTAATCCACTTCTGTACCCATACTTCAGTGCTTCTCTTCTTACTTTATGAGGAGACATTATCCACCAAGCTAATGTAAGAAACAATCTTAGGTGTTTGTGCTTTTGACATGACGGCAGGTTTATCAGTTAGATTCCAACAATCATATCTGTAGTCACAAAACTTACAGTTACTATTTAAAACAGTATTACCTGTTGCTTTACCTCTGAATGTTTCAATCTCAGGTTCAAAACATCTCTCAAACTTATTCGTATTGACAGTGGCAACTGTATCCTCAATCTTTTTTATCTCATCATCTAGATTGAGTCCATTTGCCGGTACGTACTTAAAGTGACCATTGGCTTTGTTTACAACCCACCAACCACCAACCTTCTTACCTGAAGCTTTTGCATAACCTGCAAGTTGTCCTACATAACCAAATCCATCACCACTACTTAATGTGTCATAGGACTCAAACTTATTTTTGTAAGACCAATCAGATGCTGACTTAACATCATCAACTGCACCGTCAATAACTAAATCATAAGACCCGGAAACATTATCATCTTTTAATTTTAAGATAACATTCTCAGAGTCTTGATAGTCAACTTTAGCGGCTTTTAATAAACCCTTGAAGACTGCCTCAACTATATCTCCTAACATCATGTTCATCATAAAGTTATTTGATTTAGGTAAAGCAGTTTCAGGTTTATTCTTTTCATACCAAAGTTGACATGTAGGTCTACCTATGTTTGACATACGTAACCTAAAGTCTTTTCTTTTAACCTTGCCACTAAACTGACGTTGCAAAGCATCTCTTACATCATTTGCTACTTGGTCTATAACCTCATCTGATATAGTAGATTTACCGTTGACTGCATCTGTCATGTACTGATGCAACTTGAGTTCAGCGACATGATTCATTAGTTATTCCCATCAATGTCAATGAAAGACTCAACGGTTTCCATCTCTTCAGGAGACACAGGATTTTGTCTAGTCTCTACCTTTTGTTCCCATTCTTTACAGATGTAATCATTGAAGTTCTTTATCCAATCAACAAAGTCACCAAATAACTTTTGGTCTTCTTCTGTAACATCAAAAGCTTCACCAAAGTCTACTTCTGCAATAGGGGTATAGAAACTACTTCCATTAGGTAACTGATTTGCTTTAGTACCATTAAGATGTATTAGATGCTGTATAGGCAATCTAGATTTCTTAACATACTCATTAAACTGATCGCCTAATGTTTTGAAAGCATCCTTGTTGTCAATCTCCCATATAAAGGGAACATCGCCTAATAGAACAGCCTCACCCTTTTCATTAGTAGGCTCATCCAATGTAACCACACCAAAGATAACACGAACACGTTTAATCTGTCTGATTAAATCTTGCATGTCTGGTGCTAAAGCTTTGAAGTCTTCTATGTAACCAGATGGTTTGCCACAATTAAATCTACCAGTATTATCTTTCAAATCAGTGTTTAGATTATCAGACATAATAGTTCTATGGAACATACCTTTTGGTTCACCTGCTTTTGCATTAAGGTTTGCTATATATCTTCGTAGCATGAACCTTTGCATGAATGGGCGAATACTAACATTCTTAGCATAGTAATATTTAGAACCACTTTCTTCAACTACTTCTAATCTATAAGCACCACCCTCAATGACTTCAACATTAGCCATCTTACCATTGACTTCTGTTTGACCCATCATAGGTGAGTGCCATATTCTTAGTCTGTTTAGATTACCAGACTTCTTTGGCTTTGCAGAAACCTCTGTAGCTATTCCCATAGCTTTAGCTAAATCTGCATAGCTATCCGTATTTATATTTATTAAATCATTCATTTAATTTTTCTCCTTTCAATGAGTGCTTAGTTATATCATGCGACATCTTTAGTGTCAAGCCAATTATTACCTATTTTTGCCTCTAATAATAATGGTACATTAAACTCTAATTTAAACTCTTTTTCTATTAAAGTTATCATGTTGTCATTAGTTGTTTTAATCACATCTAATACTTGTCTTTCTTCACTTGGATGTACATCAACTACTATTGAGTCGTGTACACTATTAACTACACAAGACTGATAAGGCTCTAACTGTTTCTCAATATACATCAGTATCAAAGGAACTATATCAGCAGTAGCGAATGACTGCACGGGATAATTCTTTATCTGTGTAAAGTTAGATATCTTACCTGACATAAGTCTTTGTACATCCGGGAAAGCAAACTGTCTACCTGATGGTGTAGTTATCTTACCTGTAGCTAGAGCTTCTTTAGCCAATCTGGTGTGCCATGATTTGATTCCTTTATATTTTTCTGTGAAGTGCTCGTAGTAGGAAGCTTCTGCTTTACTTCTACCAAACCCAGTCGCACCATATAACGGTGCAAACGTGTGTGCTTTAGCCTCTTGCCTAGTCGTTGGTTGACCAGCATCACTGATAACTTTAGACGTATACGCATGAACATCAAATCCAGTCGCAACCTCCTCAATAGCGACTTTATCTTGTGATAAATATGCCGCAGCTCTAAACTCAAGTTGTGCAAAATCTGCCTCCAATATCTTTCCATTATCCCAACGTGACACAAACACTTTCTTCACAGGAAACGTACCACCTCTAGGCATGTTCTGCATGTTAGGGTCTGCACCACTAAACCTACCAGTAGATGTTCTATGTTGTAGTAGTCTTACGTGTAGCTTACCATCAGGTTTTACATATGTCTTTATCCCTTGTACAAATGATGACAAGTAAGTGTCTAGTGCAGACAATCTCTGTAAGTCTGATAAGAAACTCATTGCCTCTGACATATTTAATTTCTTAGCACCATCGTGTAATATATCAAGAAACTTTTTATTAACACTAAAACCATTAGCACTTACCCATTTAGCTGATGGAGCAGAGAACTTTAATCCTGCTATCTTGTTGCTATTAGTAAAAGTGTAGCCAGTACCAATGCAAGTATTACACTTGGGTTGTTTAACATAAGGATTTCCATCTTTTCTAACCTTTCTCATTGAACCTGACCCAAAGCAATCTTTACATTTTACAGCCATAGTTTTGTACACTATGTCTGATGTCTCACTAACTACTTCTTTATAGTTAGATGTTTTCATGTATGAATCAAAGTTATGTGTCCAAGTAGTTTTATCTTTAGGTTTTCTACTATATATAACCCAAGACATTTGCTCTGGACTATTTAAGTTGATAGGTGTGTCACCCATTAAGTTTTTAACTTGAATCTTTAGACGTTTCTCTATGTCTTGTTTCTCTGTCTCAAACTCAACTCTAACTTCCTCAAGCTTATTTAAATCTACTGCAAAACCTTTTTGGTATATGTTTGCTAGTGTTAAAGCAACCTTGTTAGTTAGTATAACTGTATCCATCAACTCGCTATATTCAACAGTATTTAGTTTTTTATATATTTCATCTGACAACTGCTGTGTTGCATGTAAATCAGCAGATAAGTATTCAGACAATTCTTCAGGTGGTATGTCAGCAACAGAGAAACCTTTCTTGAAGTATTCTTTTAAGGTGTCTTGTTTCTGTGTGGCTAACTCATATCTTTCAGCACATGCCTCAAGAGACAATGCTTTCTTGACACCACATTGTAAAACATACTCACCTAACATGGTATCAAACACAGGACCTGTATAGGTTAAACCACATTCCCATATCCACATCAAGTCGTGTACTATGTTATGTCCAATGAGTATTGTACAAGCATCTAGTAACTCTTGTATCTTCTGATGTGCATCTGTGTCTGTTGACATTCTAAACAGATATTCTTCTTTTGTGTCTGTTAAACACCCAACCATAATCAACTCATTCTCTGTTTCAAATGGGTCAAGGTGTAACTTACCATCTCTAGTTGTGACTGTATTCTCTACGTCAAGTGTCAGTTTCATTTAAACTCTCCTTATGTTTCTTTAAATACTTAACTGCTCTTTTTACTTTTGTCAAGTCATCTTTAAATCCACCTAGTCCTGAATTACAATGATGGCATATCCAACCTCTGAATGTTAGAGTGTCATGGCAATGGTCTAGTACCCACTTATTTAATTTTACTTGTCCATACTTACCTACTTCTTTTATGTCACGTTCACATATTGGACAACAGTAATCTTCGTCAGGATACTTATTTTCCTTACGTAACTTCTTTAGTGTGTGGTAGTGACCTTTTATACACGATGAACATGTTCTCTTTACCTCTCCTGTAGGTATAAGTTGAAAGTTTGAAGCAGGTTGTTCTATGTGGCACTTAATGCACGTATAGGCATCGCCAACGAGAGTCGTAGGTTTAGTATAACCAAATAAATCAGGGAAATCATTCATGCCTCATATCTACCAACTTGATAGTCAAGCTGACAAGTTATAACACCATGCCATCCAGACAACTTATTCTTAACAATATTAAGATGTCTCTGCAAATCCTCTTCGCCACCATCTTCTTGCTTTGGTGGATTCTTTGCAATCAGTATCATTAAGTCAGCCTCTGCTGCTTTACCAGTTCTACTGCCTTCCATCATGGATTGGTTCAGTAGTATCTTACCCTCTGCATCAGCAGATAATTGAGACATATAGAATACTGCACACTCATGTTGCTTGGCAATCATACGAGCATGTATAGCATTAGCTTTTAGTGCCTCATCAGGTCTAGCAAAGCCACCACTTCTAGCAAACTTATCTCCCATATCAAGTAGTACAACATCAGGCTTGTATGATTTACATACACTCTCAACCCAAGACATATCACGACCTGTAGCATCCTTTATCTTTATCTTATCTTTGACAGGTGCATACAAGTCTCTTGCTCTACTTGGATTAGACTTGATCTGTTTCATAGTCATACCAGTAGATGCAGTCAGATACCTAGCACCAACTCTGTGACTACCCTCTTCATTACACAAGACAATGCAGTTAGCACCTTGATGTGCAAAACCTCCCGGAGATGCAATCATACTTGCATGAAAAGATGTCTTACCCGTGTTGGGTCTAGCACCTACCTCAATCAAGTGACCAGCATTTATACCCTCAAGTTGTCGTGTCAAAGCAGGTATGTTGAAGTTCCAACGTGCCTCAAGGTCATTCTTAGCTAACAATGTGTCAATGTCTAAGTCATCCCACTCAACATTCAAGTCTGGTGTGAAGTCATCATTGTATTGTTCTAGCAACATCCTTAATGGTTCTAGGCTAGTCTGCTGACCATTGACATAATCAAAGCCTAGATTAGCAATGTCTTCTCCAACAACTTGCTGAAACAATTTAGACAGAACCTCTTGTGCAACATCTGAACCTAGTGGTTGCTCATTCTTAATAGACTTAAACAAGGCTAGGTAAGCTTGTTTCTGTGCAGTAGACATTGATGGGTTACTTGATATGAACAGAGCCTCAATCTCATCAGGTGTGACTGTACGTTCATATCTGTCCATAGCTTGATCTATTGCTTGTTTTATCTTCCTAGCATCTTTGCTGAATAGTCTGTCTGGACATCTAGCACCACGATGCTCTTTGTAGAACTCTCTGTCCATTAAACTTCTTAGTAGTGAATTTTCCATGTATTACTCCTTTGGGGTTAATTTATACAAGTTGTAAATATCTTCTTCGTTTCTATACTTCAAGTCATCTTTCAGCCTAAGAACACGTACATCCGGGGTATAAGCACGTAACTCTCTAGCAAATTGTAGTATCTTAGGTAATGCATCAGGGTCTAATGCAATTATAGCAGTTGAGAATTGTGATAAGTATTTCTTGTGATCCTCTGATAGAGAAGTTCCAAGTATAGCCACCCCCGTGTGTATATTACTATTTGAAACACAAGCACTCACACAATCCTCAACGACTAAAGCGACCTTACCACAACCATATGTGTATGGCAAGGGGTTATTCCCATATCTTTTCCATTTAGGTAGAAGTTTACCCAAAGACCTACCAGTTGCATCAACCAACTTACCATTATGTTCTATGGGAAACACCACTCGGTCATCCTTCACGTCATATTGTAAGTTTAGTTCGTCTGCATCTAGTCTCCACCTCTCACAGAAAGATACGAGTTTATTCCTATAGTTATGTGGTACAATGTATTCAGGCATCTCAAATGTATCATCTGTAGTGACTTCTTTCTTTGCACTCACAGACTTAATATCATCTACAGATAACCTAACACGAGTAGTACCACTTAAACTACAGGAAATCTTGTAACAGTTCCACACTAATGAACCCATATTATTTGTGGCAGTAAATGTTTTATAAGAATTACAAACCGGACAATTTAATCTACGTGTTTCATCCATAGGTATGTTTAAATCTTTAACAAATTCTAGTATATTATACATTATATATGTTCCTTATATATATATGGGTTCGGACAATATAAATGTCTTGTAACATGGATATTTCATACTGTCAATTTTTTTCTTGTACTTAATGCTAAATTAGCAGAAGCAAAGGTATTCTTCATGTAAGGCTTAACACTTTGTGGGTTTGTATGTCCTGTAACAGACATAATATTTCCCATTGACACACCAGCATCTACCATTTCAGTTGTACCAGTTCTTCTTAGGTCTGACAATCTAAGCTCTTTAGAGAGTCCTGCAGAGTCCATAATCTTTCTGCCCTCTACTGGTAGCTTAGTAATGGTGTAAGGCTCGTGTATGCCTCTCCTAGGGCGAGGGCGAGGTGCTACATATTCTTGGAAACCAAAATCTTCTTTCTGTTGTAGAAGCATTTTGTTTAGTCCATCAGATATAGGTAGAAACACCTCTGCTCTCCTCTTAGATTGTTGTATGTGCATCTTCTGCTCTAACAAATCTAGATTCTCCCACTTGATTACACGCATGTCACCTAGTCTTTGACACCATTCATATGCCATCTGCACAATCAATCCTAAACTTCTTGTGTAAAAATCAGAATATGCTACGTCTAGATATGCTTTCACATCTGATTGTGTCCACACTACCTTTCTAGCTATAGGTGTTCTTCTCTTTATACTTGAGAATGGGTTGACTGTGCAATGCTCCATGTGTATGCCATAATTATATACTACTCTTGCCACAGACATGACATGATTAGCAAGGTGTATACCTCTCTCACACCATTGCTCATATGAAATTTTAGCCATCTTGGTAGTGATATCAGAAAAGTTGATACTGCCTAAACTTTGTGCATCTCCAACTTTTGTGTCTAACACGACACCAAGAAAGTACTGATATTGTACTTTAGTTTCTTCTCGTAAGCTCTTGAAATCAAAGGATAAATAGTACTCGTCAATTAAACTTGACAATTTTTT